GGCGACGTTGAAAAGCAACCCGCCGTTTGTAGAACCATCGCGCCCGCCGCTGATTTATGCTTTCCAAATTTGAGCGCGCGGGAACATTATAAACAGTTGAACAGTATGGAGCGGGCGACCCAACCGGCCAGAATTTCATAAATTGAAAGGTCTGTCAATCGCTAAAATTGGCAAAAATTAAACAACTTTTCTTATTGACAGGGCTGATAACGGCCCTATGATTGGCGGCACAACAACGAAAGGAACCGCCCCGATGACGAAATTTGAAGCCGGTAAACGCTATAATCTGACCTTCATTGGCGACAGTGAATTGCATGTTTGCTATGAAGTCACCAAGCGCACCGATAAGACCGTGACAATCACGGACGGGACCGAAACCAAGACGTGCCGCCCGTACATTTATGAAGGCGTCGAAAAGGTAAAGCCGATGGGTTCCTATTCGATGGCCCCGATTTTGTCCGCTGACCGGATCATTGACCGCGCCGTTGGTTCATATCGCACCGGCCACGGCGTTTAACCCCACACCCGAAGGAACGCCCCACATGGCTAAGACCTTAATTAAATCCCCCAAGCATTCTGTTTATTCGGCCCATGAGGTCATTGAATTTCGGGATGATGACCATTCGCTGTATAACAAGCGCGGTGGGTATGAAAGCCAACTAGCTGTACAGGTCCGCGCGCCGATTGCGTCGGATTGGGTCAACTTCAATGTTGAAGAAACAACGACCACCAAAAATTACGGCGACAAACCCGACCGCACGCAATCCCGCACAATCTCATTCACCATGACGCGCGAAATGTTCGCCGCTGTGGTTGCACACGTCAACCGAAAGAAGGACTAACCAGCCATGACCATCAAACCCGGTACGCACGTTTCGCCCATCCTTACCGTTGACGGTGTGAAGCTGCGCTATATCGTCTCGCAGAAGCCCAAGCCGAAATATAGCAACAGTATGTACACCGTTGTTGCTATCGTTGAAGCCAAGAGCGCGCGCGAGGCTATCCGCATCGCTCAACAGACCCATGAGGAATTTAGCAACCACCCCGACTTTAATAAGCCCGTCGCGGAACCATTGGACACCACCCGCGTTTACCGTTTCTAACGGGGGAAATCTCACATTGATTCGTGTTCTGCACCTTCGCGAGCAATCGGCGCTTATGCTGCACCTTGTTGACAGCCGCACGCTTATGACGTTGTGCGGACGTTCCGGCCTTGATTGGCCGTTAGTGCTGGATAAACGCAACGCGCCGACTTGCCCGGTGTGCAAAGCGAATTATAATTTACTGACAAAGACCGAAGGGGATGGAGAATGACCGATAACGGGGGACAGGCCGCGCGCGATACGTTGGCGCAGCGTGTGAACAAGGCGGTTGACAGCGGTTCTAATGTCGTCACTGTGCGTCCGCAGATTGCCGCCGATGTAATCGAGCAACGGGACGTACTTGTTACCGCACTCGAAAAGGCGCTAGAGCAATTAGCGCGCATGTCAGGTTTCACATTGAAGGCCGCGCCCGTGTGGTTCCTGCAAACGCATAGAGAGTTATTCGCGGCGATCTTAACGGCGAAGGGTCCATAATCATGGCTGCAATTGAAAACATCGTTTATGTTCAAACCAAGCCGGGGTTTACTGCCGAAGAAATCCAGCACGCTTATAATAACGGGATGCACATTGCAGCGATTAAGATGCTGCGAGCGGAAACCGGGTGCAGTTTGTCCGATGCCGTCGCCGCGTGTCGTCACGGCATTGTTGAACAGATGCCAGAATTTCAGGCGTTGAAGGCGCGGCGCAAAGCGGAACGATATGGACCGCAATTGCTTGAAGCGTTGAAAGAGTTGACCGATTGGGCAGAGGAAAATTTTGATCCGCCGCCTAAAACCCCTTTCGGTGATTGCATAAAAATTATCAATGCGCGCGGATTGTTGAACGAAATCGAAAAGGCGAAGTAACTACCAACCCCATACAGAAGGAACCACACCGATGAAATTTATTTTATTGCTTATCGTCACCATGTCTTACAACAACGATGGGCACACGCCCGTTGCCGTGGATCATATCGAGTTCAAGACGCAAGCCGCGTGCGAACAATATGCGGCGAAGATCACCAGCGCCCCGGCGCAGAAGTCGGGCGGCTTTATGGGCGCTGTCAATGCGATCAACGGCGCGCTTAGTGGTCCGATCATCAACGCCCGATGCGAAGCCGTGAATGAAGCGGCGGAATAGTTATGCCGCGCGAGTTTTACTATTTTGTGAACGGCAATAAATTCACCCGCCGTTGGTATATCGGTGAACGGCTCTTGCCTTGGGTTCACCGAATGACGGGTATTTACGGCGATAAATTTCAAGTCGAATAGCGCCAAATCCCCATACCTTGCGACATACCGCCCATTAATATACAATGGGCGGTATGAGCATGTTGCAAGACCCACGCCATGAAAATTTTGCACGCCACCTTGCGGAAGGTCGGGGCGTGCATATGGCGTCTAAATTGGTGGGCTACACGTCCACTAATTACGGGTTGGCGAACGACCCGGTTATGAAACAGCGCGTTCAAGAAATTATGAAAGAAGGCGAAAGCGATGCGGTGATGAAGTCGCGCGAATGGCAAGAGCGCGAGACGCGCGCCGCCCGCATTGACATTCGCGATTATTTCGACCTGACCACCGGCCTTATGTTGCCCATGAGTATGTGGAGCGCCGAAGCCGCCGAAGCTGTTGAATCAATCGAGTTCAATAGTCTCGGTCTGCCGAAGATCAAACTTCGCAAGACTTCATCCATGAACAATCTTGGGAAAAATCTCGGGACGTTGACGGATAAAGTTGAATTGAGCGGACCCGGCGGCGGGCCGGTGCGGACGATCAATTCAACGATGACACCACAAGAAGCCGCCGAAGCATACGCGGCGATGCTCAATCCCGGTGCTGTGTAATGGGTTGGGTTCCCGATCAACCAAACGTCACCATGACCCGCGTTGATGGTTATGACGCGGCTGTTAAACATGGTGCCGGTGCGTTTTGGTGGCGCGTGCGTAAAGGCAGCGAGTTCCGCCCCATCGCTGACGGTGAACGCCCAACGCATTTTTGCTTTAACGACAATCGCGGACGCTACCATATGTTGCCCGTCAATCCTGTGAAGGGAAGTAACGGGCACGGTTGGGAATGGGATGGAAATTTAGATAAGCCCACAATGTCACCTAGTATTTTATCGACCGGCCATGACAGCAAAGGTAATCAGGTGACGCACTGGCATGGATACGTTCGCGCGGGCGTCGTGGGCTTTGAGTGTTGAGGGGAAATGCGGGCGGGGGTTGCTGTTGATGACTGGAAATTACCGACCTTCCGAAAGCTACTGACGGAAGCGGGGTACACGTACACCGAAGGGCCGGGCCTGACGTTTGAAACGTCCATGATGTACGTTGAAACCAACGACCTTGCGAGCCTGAAAACCATCTTAGAAAATTGTCAGGCCCAATGCCGAAAGATCAAACAACATTAGCTTGGCCCCCGGATTATTTGGGTGTTTGGCAGAACCGTCAAAGTCGGTTGATGGCGTTACGTGCTGCGCCGGATTTATGGGCCGGTGCGTTTGAATATTATAGAACGCACCCCGTTCAATTTATAAATGACTGGTGTGATACCTATGACCCGCGTAACGCCGGGCGCGGTAAGCCGTCATACATGCCGTTCATTCTGTTTCCGCGCCAAATTGAATTAGTGCAATTCCTTCTAGGGATGTTGCAAGGCGAAGAAAGCGGCCTTGTCGAAAAGGCCCGCGACATGGGCGCAACATGGCTGTGCGCTGCGTTTAGTGTATGGCTTTGGCGCTTCTATCCCGGCGCGGCGGTCGGTTGGGGATCACGCAAAGAACAGTTAGTTGATAAATTGGGCGACCCTGACAGCATCTTTGAAAAGATGCGGATTATAATTCGCCGGTTGCCGCGAGAATTTTGGCCGTGTGGCTTCATTGAGCAAGAACACATGGCGTATATGCGAATCATCAACCCGGAAACCGGCTCAACGATTACCGGCGAAGCGGGCGACAACATCGGGCGCGGCGGTCGAAAGCTAATCTACTTCAAAGACGAAAGCGCACACTATGAGCGCCCGGAAAAAATTGAAGCATCGTTGAGCGATAACACGCGCGTTCAAATTGATATTTCATCCGTCAACGGATTGGGCAACGTGTTCCACCGTAAACGCGAGGCGGGCGAAGAATGGATAGGCGAGACGATCAAAGGAAAAACGAACGTCTTTATTATGGATTGGCGCGACCACCCGGATAAAGATGAAGCATGGTATCAGGCGCGTAAGAAGAAAGCGGAAGCGGACGGCCTCTATCATATCTTCGCGCAAGAAGTGGACCGCAATTATGCGGCGGCTGTTGCTGGTGTTATCATTCCAGCGGAATGGGTCAACGCTGCGATTGACGCGCATGTAAGATTGAATTTTGAAGCGACCGGCACATGCGTTGCGGGCTTGGACGTTGCCGATGAAGGCGGCGACAAAAACGCATTGACGCTACGCAAAGGCGCGGTGCTGTTGTCGTGCGATGATTGGGGCGAAGGCAAAACATACGAGACGACAAACCGCGCTGTGCTTATGTGCGAAGGCGTCGGGCCGGTCGAAATTCAATATGATAGTGTCGGCGTCGGCGCGGGCGTGAAGTCCGAAGCGCACCGGCTCAAAGAAGCGGGATTATTGAAGCCACAAATTACGTTTCAGCCGTGGTCCGCTGGTGCCGGTGTGCAGAACCCGGACGATCACGTTGACCCGAACGATAAACAGACGCCAAAGAACAAAGACTATTACGCGAATTTGAAAGCCCAAGCATG